CCATTTGCTCCATGTCGGAAATTACGCCCTCTAGTAGCCGGGAAAACTCTTTGCTGTTGTAGGTGCTTGAGCCAAAGAAACAAAGAACCTCTAAATACTTTTCCTTCTCTCCTGTAATCATGTTTACACTCATAAAGTCGCCAACAACCTTTGTCTCTCTCCACATCCTTTTTAGATCCTCGTAAGCACTTTCTAGGATTTGGATGTAAGTGTATTTCCCGTATCTCTCCAAGCTGTAGAGATACATATCCCAAGCCGGAACATTCAGCACGCCCCCCATCTTTCCGAGGCACGACCAAAGGAAAGCATTTGCGTCTAGGCTTCTCTTTTCCCGATGAACCTTAAAAGTAATGTCAAGGTCTTTCCCCTGTAGCTTTTCAATATCCTCTAACCTTCCGTCTGTCTCCAACTCAATAAGGATTTTTCTTTTCGGAAATGTACTTGCCAAGCCCTTTATGCTTCCTCTAAGCTCCATTTATGCCCCCTTCTTAATCTCTGCCGTACCGCCCCACTCTTTCGCAAGAATCTTCCACTTCTTCCCGAAGTCTTTAAACTGTGCGTTTGTCATGTGCTCCACATCGGGTATATGGTAGTGCTCTAATAACTTTCCTTCCTCTACCTTGCAGGCAAACAAGGTTTTCTTAACATTGATAGCCTTTGCGCCGTCTATGAATTCCAGTTCCTTCTTTGCTTCTGCTTCTCTCTTTGCGCTTACATCCTGCACCTTGCTATCTTTCTTTTCTTCTGCCGGAGTCTTTCCGAATGTGTAGACTACACATTTTCTTGAATCGTTTTGAATTTCAAGCTGTACAATCTTCCCACCCTCTATCGTGATGGAACGGACGGAAAACTTGTCATATGTTGTATCTTTCCCCTTGTCGTCTTTTTTAATCGTTACCAGTTCTTTGGGAATCCATATAAACGGAGCCGTGTATAGTTCTCTACCGATTCCCAGATTGAAGCATGCTCTTTTGAAGGAATCTGAAGCTTGCCCCTTCTCTTTCTCTGCGTTGGATTCCTTTCCAACATCTTGTTTATGAACCCATTCCCCGGTTTCGGGATTTCTTACGCTTACTGTGCAGTACAGATTCCCGTCTATAAGTTGGTGGCTTCTCTGCCAGCCAAAGATTCCAAACACCTCGTCAAGAATGTTTTGGTCCACTCTTGCATCCTTATACAGCAAGAGGGAAACGCCATTCTGTCTACACATCGCCACACGGCAATCAATTTCGTCTTTTGTTAATGGTCTAAACATTTTCGCCACCTCCTATTATCTGATCCGTAGGCTCTCGCCCTGTTCAAGGTGTGCAAAGTCCAATTCTTTTCCTTCTTTTAATTCCTGCGTGATTTTCTCCTTGTCCGCTATCGGGTCTTGGAAAATGTAATAGTCCATAGGAATGTCTTCTAATCCCTTATCAAGAATCAGTTTTGGTTTGTTCTTCTGTATTCCAAAATTGAAAAGTTCGGTCTTGAATTTCGTCTTTCCGGTAGCAATCATTGCCCCTTGCAAGCTGTCCTTAATTCTCTTTATATTGTTTTCAATGGCCTTCTTTCTTTCTGCAAGGCGCTTGCTTTCCTTGTCTAATCCCTCTGATTTGTTTTCAAGTTCAGCGATAACCCTTGCATAGTTATCTGCCTTAATCTCTAACTCACCCTCGATACCCTCAAGGGTGTCTTTGAAGACTTCCTCGTCTACTTCCTCAGCCATTTCTAAAAGTTTTAAATAATCTTGTGCAATCTCATATAACGTTTGCATTTCGTCCCCTTTCTTGGTATCATGTCAATTGTTCTAATTTTATTTGTTCCCTTGGGCGTGCCAGCGTTCAGGGAATTTTTTATTCTGTCGAGTATTTCCATCTGCACTAGGCAAAGAATGAGAATTGCCATTGTTAAGATGAAATACTTCATCACGATGTCACCGATTGGCGGCTCAGAGTCCAGTAATGTAACAAGAATCATCCACCCGATACCGTCAACCACTGCTATGGCCTTTGTAGCTTTCTTTGCGTAGCGGATAAGCTTTAATGCAGTTCTTCTTTTCATCTCTTCCCCTTTCAGAAAAATAGGTCTACTATCTCGCTTGTCGTAAGCCCTACAAAGTTTGCCACGGCGATAATCTGCCCTAAGTTCAGCTTTCCTTCGTTCAGTACCACATTGAATTCTTTTCGGTTGTATCCCAGTAGCAAGCTACATTCTCCGATGTCCACTCTGTGATAAAGGATTGCTTTTTTGATTCGCTTGTTTCGTTCTGTAATCATTCTTTTTCCTTCACAATCTCAATGAGTTTGTCGATTTTTTTCTCTAGGCTGTTCTTCTGCTCAATGCCGAAAAACGCCTTGACGAGTTCAGCCGCAACCTCTTCCGGGAATTTCAAAATGCCGTTAAGCAATCTGAATTGTTGGCTTGTTATCTCCCCCTTTTTCTTTATGTGATACAAGGCTGTCATGCTTACCCCAGTCTCTTCCACAAGGTCGCTTTGCGTTATCCCTAACTCTTTGCACCGGCTTTCTATTGCCGTTTGCACCACCTTAGAACGATTATTCTTTGCTATTAGTGTCCTCGGCATTGTTCTCCTCTCTTTCCTGTCTCTCTTTCATAAGTACCATTCCTTGCCCAAAACTTATGAAAACATCCTTTTCCTGCCCGTTCATTTTGGAAGCAAGTTCTAAAACCTTTTTTGCTTTTTCTTTCTCTTCTTTTTCATTCTTCCCCTTTCTAGTAGTTGCTATTTACTTCTGCCACAATGTCCCAGTCCGATACGTTGTTATCCTTTCGGAATAGTTCATTTAGATAGTCATCGATGTAGCCCTTTGCCGTTTCCTTTGCGTCTTCCTCGTCAAAACCGAGTTGCTCAAGGTCGAGTTCGATTTTTAGTGTGATGTGATAGTTTTTTATTTCCATTGCGTTTCTCCTTTATATTGACTTAAAGTCAACTTAGTTTTCAAAAAAAATATCGCATACCTCTTTTGGTGACAAGCCTAGCAATGTTTTTAAACTTGAAATTTCGTTTCTCTTGAACTCCGTCTTTCCCAACAATTTTTTCCTTAGCCCTGCTCTCGTTAAATGGCATTTAGAGGCTATAAAAGAAGGTTTCAACCCGGACAGTTCGATTCTATTAATCAATTCTTTTAAATTCATTTCCTTCCTCCCTTCTTGAGATAGATTCATAATAACAGCAGGTTTAATTTAAGTCAACTATTTTTTTGAAAAAGTAAACTTAATTGACTTTTTTATTATCATATACCGCTAAAAACGGTAATTTTTGTTTACATTTAATTCCAGTCATGCTACTCTATTTGAAAAAGGGAGGTGAAAAAATGACTACCGGAGAACTGATAAAACAACGGCGAATCGAATTAGGTATGACACAAGAAGAGTTAGCCAGTAAAATGGGATTCAAAACAAAAGCTTCTATTAGTAGGTTGGAATCCAACGATAGAAAGTTGCCTTTAAGTAAATTAGAAAAGATGGCTATGATTTTAAACATTCCTCCATCACGTTTAATGGGATGGGATGACGATGGTTTAGAATACGGAGATAAATATGACAAAAAATACCATCATCAAAAAGCTTCCGAGGGAGTAATGGTTCAGGGCAACTTGTTAGAAGTTTTAAACGCACTTCCAACGTTAACAGACAAAGAATTAGAACTTGTAAACGGAATGCTATCATTACTGTTAGAAAAAAAGAGAACACTTTCATCAACGACTTTATAGGTGGCTTATGGCAAATATAACACTGCTCCCATCGGGGAAATACCGCATCCGAAAGATGAACAACGGGCGAATGCACACGCTTATTCTTGATTACAAGCCGAGTAAGAAAGAAGCGGAAATGCTTTTAAATGAATCAATACTTAAGAATATACAGCATTCCCCCGCTTCTTCGTTTCAGCGTGCAGGCGACCAATATATCGAGGACAGGTCAAGCATATTAAGCCCTGCAACCATTCGGGAATACAAGAGAACTCTTAAATCGCTCCCCGATGAGTTAAAGCGGAAAAAGCCGATTGATATAAGCGACAAACTGATTCAGCAGGTAATTAACAACTACGCAAAAAAACATGCGCCAAAATCCACCAAAATGCTTTTCTCCTTCATTCAAACAATTATTACCTCCGTACTCCCAGATAGGAATATCCATGTTACTCTTCCGCTCCCTAGACCTTCACAGATCTACACACCTGAAGACGCCGACATTAAAGCCATCCTTAAAGCCATCGAGGGCGACGAAATAGAAATCGCTATCCTTCTTGCAATTCTAGGACTTCGGCGTTCTGAAATATGCGCCCTTGACTATCCCGCAGATTTTGAGGGAAACACAATCCATATTACAAAGGGTTTAGTTATGGACGAAAATAAGAACTGGATCCGGAAAGCACCTAAAACGCCCCAATCAATAAGGGATATAATCATTCCCGATTCCGTGCTTAGTAAGATAAAGCAAAAGGGATATGTATATAAAGGCTTTCCCGGCTCTATAAACAAAAAGCTTTCCAAGGTTTTAAAGGACAACGACATCCCGCATTTCAGCCTACACAAACTCCGTCACTATTTCGCTTCATCCTCTCACGCATTAGGGATTCCCGACATGGTGATTCTACGAAACGGCGGATGGAAAACCGACAATGTTATGAAGAACGTTTACCGCCATGCACAGAAGGATTCTATAGAAAAAGAAAGCCAAAAATACATTGACCACTTGAACGGAATTTTATAAATTTTTGTCACGAATTTTGTCACGTAATCAAAAATATATAGACTTTAAGCCACTCTACAGCGTTTTTCTTGCAAGTTCGAATCTTGTCACCTCGATTTTTTTATGCAAAAATTTAAAGCACGTTTTTAAACCTAATCACTTCGGAAATGGCTTAAAATCGTGCTTTTTTGATGCTTTTTCTTCTTTTGTTTTTCTCGAACTTTTTTCTACAAACCTATAGTTTTTTGCAAAAAACCGAACAATTTTGTCACGAATTTTGTCACGGAATTTATCTCGTACAGGCTGATATTTCCTTGATTTATTCGACTATCTCTAATCTGTTTTTGTCACGAAACGGAATGGATGATTGAAAAGCATTATATGCCCCATCCGCTCCCACATAGTCGAAGCCTTCTCCTCGTGCCTTTTTTATTTTTGCATTGGTCGCCATTAAGCCCGTCTTAGTAAGATAGTACCACTTGCCTTTATCCTGCAGCCACTGAGAAGAGAGCATGCCACCATCCTCGCCAAGGTAGTACCAACCATCGACTGTATCAAGCCAACCTTTAATCATAAATCCGGCATTATCAAACGCATACCAACGGCCATTTATGTATTCAAATTTTTCGCTAACAGGAACACCATCCTTGTAGTATAGCCATTTATCCTGCTGCTGTTTCCAACCCTCTAAACGGGGCTCCTGCTGCGTTGCAGCGGCTTTTCTTTCTTGATGGAGCTTACAAGCTTGATAAAAGCACCAGCTTACAAATTCTGCGCACCAGTATTCGGATAGTGCCTTTCCTCCGTTGTACCACATTCCGTATTTAGTATAGTTCTTACTCCCTCGATTTGCGTGTTTATCATCGAGGCTATTTGGAGATGCCTTTTCCTCATAGCCGATTTCATTCCTTGCAACCTCTAGTAGCTCCTCTACGGTGCAAGTATCATCCCCATATATGGGTCTTCCGAATCCGCAAATCCATGCTCTTGGTGCAACCCTAAAATTATTGTATCT